TTACTGCATCAAACTGGTTGCCCCCATCCGTAGAATACCCAAGGATTGACTTGGCAATAGTCGTCCCACCGGGGTATTCAGTAATAATCGAATACACACCCTTGGTGTCACCGTCGTCCTTAGTGCCAGCAGTTTCAAACCAATACTGGAAAGAAAGAACCGCCTCAGGAGTAGGGTTGTATGTGTCCGCTACCGTGCGATGTAACTTCAACTCACCCTTAGTCCACGGATCTATACCCAAACTGGTGTGGTACTCACGCAGTGTGGACTCCATCATGTCAGCGTCCGGCTGACCAGCACCCAACTCCCAGTCACTACGGGTCCGCTTCCACACACCAGCCTGATTCAATGACTGCTCACCCGGCTGACCCTGCGTGTCATACCCCTGCCGGATGGGGTCAATAGTGGCTCTGGCTAGGCGCGATAGATCAATGTTATATTTACGGTCACCCAGCCGGATAGGGAGAGCGTCCCGTACAGAATCATGGAGAGCCATGACTAACGAACAGTCGTCGGGAACACAGAAGAAGTTACGGCACCCGTCCGCACACCCCACTTCGACATCAGACGACGAGCCTCTTCACTTACCCGACGATCATATCGCCCCTGTAATACCATTGAGTACCTTGCGCGATCACCGGCAGCAACGGCTGCATCATTCCGACTATCCCCTTGACTATGTAGATCAAGACGAAGAGATTCCTCTCCTAGAACTAGAGTCGCTGCTGCTCCTAGTGCTGGAATATCTTGCAACTCAACCGGCATTCGTACAGTACCTTCAAGAGTCGTGTCCGGGGCTAGCGTCTCAGTTACGAATGGATGAGCATACGTCACCTGAGCAGTGACCGCCTTCTCAATCCCCTCCTGCCGTATCACCTCGTAGTCACCCTGATACTCCTGCACCTTGATGTTGAACCTAATCAACCTGTCCTCTCCGCTGCGGGCAGTACGAGTAGCGGATAGAATCTGAGTGAACTCATAAGGAAACGGTGTCGTTACCGACTGCTGAGTAGTAGAGAACGAAACATCCACAGTGTCTACTGCATACAGATTGTTAGGCATAGCACGCATGGAGTCACGCACCGCCTCTAGTATCTGATGCTCAGTGAACCGTGGCTCAACCTCAATGATGGCGGTGGTAGACCAGCCGACCAAGCCAGTATCCGGGGTACTACCGTCAACGCCTCGTATGACATCAATGGTCAACCCGTTGCGTGACCTGACATACATAGTTTCAGGTGGGTTGGTGCCGTCACCGACAGAGATGTAAGACCCAGCCCGGATGCCATCAGTCTTATGTTCTAAGTTGAGAGTTGTAGCGGTGCTACCACTAGTAAAGTTGTTTAGTTCCGTGCGCGTATTGCTATTAAGCAATCGCTTAGTACGAACAACAATGTCGTGGACGGTCGCCATATCCCAATCCTAGTGGGTAGTGAGGGACGGGGCTAGACCCCGCCCCCCACTAATCCACTTCGGTGAAGGTTTAGACCGATCCGTAACCAGCGCCAGCGCCAGTGTAATCGGTAAGTGTGGTGTATTTCGCCATGAACTGTTCGGCCTTCACCTGAAGACCTTCTTCACAAACGATATGCACCGAGTCGCTGTCGCCTGTCTTTGCGAGGGCTTCAACGATAAGTGGCTGGATCACCCGACGCTGGACGTTATCCTTCACGATAACGAAGGCATCGCCCTTGTCAATCCACCGGTTCCGCACGATCTGTGTCTCACCAAACTCGTGGAACACAGAGGTAACGGGCACCCGGCCACGACGCGGATCGTCAATGACGGTACGCACGCGGCTGGTATCCGAGATGGCATTCAACGTAGCCAGCGAAGTGGGGTTAGCCATCACAACGTCAGGCACCCCTCCGATGTTGTACGTTGTCTGCATCAAGGTTTCCAGTGAAGCCAATGTCAGGGAAGTAGACGTAGAGTCAACGTTGGTAGTAATGAACGAGTCCAAACTACCACTTGACCTACGCTTGGTTGATGTGTCGTCACGCGGCTGACCGTACAGATAAGCCTGCTCACGCATGAGGACGTTCTCAACGGTCCTGCCATACAACTGCTTGGCAAACTCGTCGCTCACGCCATACCGGCTGATCTGCTGTTCTGTCCGCGTCATGTCAACCTTGGTCGGGCCGAAAATCTGCGTGTTACCGCTACGGATTGTGCGGTCAGCCGAACGGGCTGGACCCGCATCGGAACCTTCAATCAAAGCACTACCGACACAGATAACAGTGTCAGCATTTGCTCCATGAGCGGTAGCCAACTGTCCAGCATGGTTAACCCACTCACCGACAGTTAGAACGCCGGTTGTGTTGTTAACATCACTGCACAAAAGGACAGTACCGGTTGCAGCATGACTCCGATCCAAAGTAGTTAGCAGGTCACCGACCTGAAACTTGTATGAATCGGCTGCTGTTACCGTGAAGGTGGTTAGGGACGTACCCGTCGCGCTGTTCCCCGCCGAAATATTTGCGCGCGGCAGCAACAACTGTTCGTCCATCCACTTCCATGATGTCTGATCCACACTGGAACTGCTGAGCAACTGTCGCCCGTCCGTTCCGATGCCATTCAGAAATGGTGAATCGATGGGTGAGATCATAAAGATGGCCTCATCCATACTGATCTTAACGCCGACGGCTAAGTCATACGAAGTGACTCGCCCCGGATAGCCTACGATAGCCATAGTTACACGCTCCTAAAGAGAGTTAAGTGGGTCGGTTCTTGTTCTCCCGTATGGCCCGCTCGTACTTAGTGCGATTGTCGGCAAACTCTTTGACACCAATCTTGCTACCGTCAGCATGTAGGTACGGAACAAACGATCCGTCTGGCCTCTCACTACCTGCCAGTCCCTTCTCCCAGACCGGGTTGGCCTGAGGTGGTGGAACCTTATTCATCCTGCTAGGTGCAGCGGCAGCCGATAAGGCTGGCGCTTGGAGTATCCGCTTAACAGTCTCACCGCATTCCTGACAAACTGTGTCAGGATCATCGGATATCAACTGTGTCCGCTCGTACTGCTCCGAGCATTCAGAACAACGATAGACGTATGTAGGCATTATCAGCCAGAGATAACCCTCGGGTCGGGCTTGTCCCCACCCGCTGCTTCCAACACCGTATGGATAAACCGGGATGCGGCGTCTTCTTTCGCACGACCCGCATTCAGCATCTCCGTGAACTCACGGTGCCCTTGATCGTATGGGCTTTCTGTCTGATTCTCAGGTGGAATAGCATCTCCGGCAAGTTCCTGCCTCTGCTGTGCTACCTGTGTATCGATAGCATCCACAGTTTCAGCCGGTGGCGTTACTGCCCCCGGTACCAACTCCGACCACTCCGCTTGGATGGCTTCTGTTACCAGTTCCCCATCGTAAGCCTTGTATAAGAGTTGACCTGCCTTCGTGTCTGTATCTACCCCTGCCTTTAGAAACGCCATCTCGCGTTTCATAGCATCTAGTTCCTGCGTGGCTTTCTTGCCGCGATCAGCAGCATCACGCAGTTCCTTGATACTTCCGGGTTCCTGAGTAGCCATGATGTCTCTCCTTAACCGAGTCGCACATAGTCGGAGGGACTATGCGGGGTGACTTGTCCAACGTCACCGGGCGTCAGCCGGTACCGTCTCCACTTATTACTCATCGGGGGCGTGGGCGATCCCAATGGCGATAGCACTCACCGGCCCATACGGGGCGCACAGCGGCCAACGTGAAAGTTATTATACTACCCTGCTGGGTGGTTGGCAATAAAATCTGCGTATGCCTCAGGACTATTTAGAAGGATAGTCACGCCTGCTGGTGTGTCCTGCTTACCTACTGTCATGCTGATCGTGCCAACAAGCGCGCCTATAGCGACGAGCAGAGCGGTGATCCCCGCTATGAGTTTCGTTATCTTACTCACTTGCCGTAGTTCTTAGGCCGGTTCATATATGGCGCCAAGTCATTCAGAGAAGGGGCGCGCTTTTTCTCTGGTTTACTGGGACGCCCGTAGTCTTTCTTGTTCTTACGGGTGGCCCGCCCGAACCCCTTGGCTACCATCCAACTCTTAAGTGCCTGACTGTAGTCCAAGGGCAGGGTGCGGTTAGCCATTACGATGCTGCCGATGCCGATCCGTCACCATACTTGGAGGCGATCAGACCCTTGATAAGACTGAGTGCCGCTGTAGCACCAGCCAACCCGGCAGCCTTAGCGTTGCCGATGTCACCACCGACCATAAAGATACCGAGGAATGCCTGAATAAAGGTAGCGATTACTCGCTCAAGAACATCCTTAGTAAACACTCTTCACCTTCTTCCCTGTTTTCTTAGCGTGCTTTTTCGCAGCAGCCTTACCCTTCTTAGTGTAAGCAAACTTCTTGTTGCCGACCTTAGGCATTGGCTGCCCCAAATCCAGTTCGTGTGCCAACAACCATAGCACCCCCTCCGCCCCTGAACTTTGCGCTACGTTCTGCTGCCCGCCGGGTAAGAGTCTCACTTAAATCAGCATCCATATCGAACGCTGCCTCCACCCCGTGCTTATCGTAGTCAAGGTCTACCTTCTCATTCAATGTTTCCGAGAATAACATCTCGCTCTCTTTCAACTCAGCGAACCTGTTCCACTGTTCCGCCTGTGACAGACCCAGATTGGAGACTGACTGGGCAAGATCCTCATCCCAACCCTGCTCTAGTCCAGCGACCATCGTGCCCCAGCCACTCGTACGGGCGGTGCTGATGTCATCCTGTACCTGTGCCCATGAGTCGGTAGGGTCAAGGAATGTTTCCATTGCGATAGTCGTACCGTATTCCTCACCGAAGTAATCAGTAAATGCATCCCGCACTTCTTGCGGCATGTTAT